TCCGACAGAAACGACTTCCAAAACTTCCGGAGGTGTCTGGCCGGTAAGCTGTGAAGATCCGTCTGACGTGCCTTGATGATTGACCGGAAAAATGAATCCACATTCGCACTCTCTGGCGTTCGCTGGAACATCCAGACGGCAGGCAGGACAGGGCTTGCCGCGTCCATTCAATGACGCAGCTCTGGCAGCTTGCCCGCGTTTTTCTTCCGATGCGCGGCCGAAATTCTTGTCATCAATCGACCCGTGCCGCTTAATGTTCTCACCGAAATCTAGAATCAGTGTGTTGACCTTTGAGGGATGCAACCGCAACCCTCGACCGACCATCTGGCAGAACAAGCCAGGGGACATCGTGGCTCTCATGATTGCGATGGCGTCGACGCACTTGGCATTGAATCCGGTCGTTAGGACATCGCAGTTGACCAGCCAGCGAAGTGACTGCGTTTTGAAGTCTGACAAGATCCCGGCCCGTTCGATTGCCAGCGTCTCGCCAGTCACCAGACCAACACGCTCGCCTGTCATTTCTTCAATGTGCTTTGCCACGTCTTCCGCGTGTCGAACACCGCTGGCAAAGATCAGGATCGACTTTCGGTCGTGACATTTAGCGATGGATTCTTTGCATGCCATCAACACGTTGTCGACGATCATAAACACCGCTTGCATGTCGCTTTCGATAAACTCTCCGCCCCGTGTCTTGATGCTTTCCGTGTCGACTTCTGCGTCGGCTGGCCTGTTCGTGATAGGGCAAAGAAAACCCTGTTCGATCAGGTTGCCAGTGAACGCTTCATAGACAGGAAACTGAAAGAGCTTTGATTTCCCGCACAGCGGACCTTCGCCGGTTCTGAACGGTGTTGCCGTCAGGCCCACAACGCGACACTTAGGATTCAGCACCCGGACTTCGGCCAGAAACTGACCATACATTGATTCGTCGTCCTGACTCACCAAATGGGCTTCGTCGATCAGGATTAAATGTCGCTCGCCAATGTCAGCGGCTTTTTTGTAGATGCTCTGAATGCCAGCCATCAACACATCGTGCGATGTCTGTTTGCTTTTCAATCCAGCTGAATAAATCCCGACATCAACGCCCGGCATCAATTCCCGGAGTTCGGCCGCGTTCTGTTCGATCAGTTCTTTGCGATGCTGCAGGACAATCACCCTGCCGTCGAACTTGCGAGCCTGTTCAATCAGCAGGGCAATCACCAGCGACTTCCCGGCCCCCGTTGGCAAAATCACCAACGGGTTTTTGCCGGGATTGTCGTACAGATATTGCCAGACGGCTGTGTTAGCGCCCGACTGGTAGTAACGAGGAGTCAGCATTACAGAGATTCCAAAACAGTCTGACGGGCGACCTTCGCGAAGATCTCGAAGTGCTCTGCGATCTCTCCCGACCACCGAGGAACACCACAGTCTGACAACGCCTGACTGCCTGCGTTCTTCATGGCCTTTAATACCACTTCCAGCTTCTCTAGCTCCGGCGCAGCAGCCGCTTCCCTGCGTGTCTGTTCCGCTTCCGCAGCCTTGCGTCTTTCTTCCTTTGCTTCTGCTTCAGCCTTCGCTCGCAGCTCAGCCTGTTGTTTCGCGATCTCTTCCTGCTGACGACGCATCTCAGCCCGGTCGGCTTCCATTGCCTTCCGTTCTTCCGCCTGCCGGACTTCAGCGGCTTCACGTTCCGCTTTCATCCGTGCCCGCTCTTCGACGATCACCGCTTCGTCGGCCAGTCGTTGGAGCTCGATCTCTTCGGCCCGCACGCGAAGTTCTTCGGCCTGGCGTTTGGCTTCAGCTTCCTGTTCTGCTTTCAGCGCTGCGTTGCTTCGATCAATCAGTTGCTTGGCAATCACATAGTCGTGTTCAAACTGAGCGTCTGACAGCGTCCCGATTTGCTCAGGACTCGGACACGCAACGCCCAACGCTTCCATGCGTGCCGTGCGAATCGCAATCTTCTGCTGCAGTTCGGCTTCGGCTTTTGCTTCGGCAACGATGCGGGATTCTTTGGCAAAGAAGAATTCAAACTCATCATTCGCCATTAAGCCCAACGCAGCCAGATCACTGACGACGATCCCCGCCCCGCTCAGCCGAGCAACTCGCTCGTTCAACGTCGCAGCCTTCGCGGCTTCCTTAGCCTGCTTTTCGCGGAGCTTTTCGGCGTCGTAGCTTTCACGTTCCGCCGACAGTCGCGATTCAACCGCCCCGATTTTTTCCGTCAGCGACTTCGCCGTCGCGTTGACAGTCCGCTGATAGCTCAACGCTCCTTCGTTCAGTTCCTTCCGTTTCTTATCTAAGTCGACTCGCAGCCGCCTGACGGCTTTGTGCGCTTCCTCAACTTTGCCGATTCCGTCGTCAGCAACAGTCAGATCGGCGTAGCTCAGCAGCATTTCAATCATCGGTTCAAATGACGCCAAGGCATCCACTGCCTGTTCCGTCATTGACTTCGTTGGTCGTTCCACAATGCTCATACAATCCCTCTCAAGGTTTCAAATTTGTCTAGCCATTCATGCGTTGCAGCGTGCCAGCAATCGCGATAAGTGCCGTCAAGCTGACGGCGTGTGATTTTGCCCGCGTTGAACTGGTTCAACGCTTCCCATTCCTGTTGCCCATGCCTAATGTCAGCACAATGGACATGCAGCAAATCAACGCCGGCAATGCCCAAAGCAAACCGCAAAGCTGCGTCTGCGTCGGCTTGTTTGTTCCTCGTCTCGTCTGCCTTCCATTCCCGAGTAATCTCACCACTCAGGATCTCATGAGCATCGTGGACCAACGCCCACAACTGCTCCGCTGGTGACCTCTCCGAGCACATCCACAAGACCTCAAGCGAGTGACGGCAGACTGTGCTTTCCGGATGTTGGCCACCGAATCTATAGAGCCGGTGAAGGCAGTCAGCGACCCATTGCGGATCGCTGACGCACTTCGAGGCCCAATCGTCGATAGATTGGATGAAAGCCATTACCACGGCCTCTGTGCTGGGGCTGCTTCAGTCGGCTCAAACGCCTGTTCGACCAGGGACTTTTCAGCGACTGGTGGTGCTGTGTTCAGCCGGGCTTTGTACGACTTGATCTCGCTGCGTGGGTTTCCGTTTTGATCGGTGCCCATTTTGACAACAGCAAGAAACGGAGCTTTCATTGACCCATCGATTACTTCTTTAATTGACGGGTCTGGATTGCGTGTCGTCAAAGCAATCATCGCCTTCAACTGTGAGCGTCCGATTCCCTCTGCTTTCGCTGACTTGTTTTTTACATTGAAGCCATCGAACAAAGTTCGATTCATGAACTGCCCGCCAGCGATCTTATATTCCACATTCATTCGCTCGCCGGTCCCGTCCTTGGTCGGCTTCTTTTCCATCTTTACAACCACAACCGGATACTCTCCAGGCGGTACAGACTCGAAAGAACTTGCCTCAACTTTGTCTAACTGGTAGTCGCCAAAATCGCCCATAACTCACTTCTCCAAAGAAAAACAAAACTACTCAAACACCACAAACACACGTTGATTTACTTAGGCCAAAACGACTGATAAGCCGTCCAACTGAATTCGATTTCCTCCGGCATCGCCAGCCGGTTCTTTGCCCGCACGGCTGCCGATTCGCAGGTGCGAACGTAACGCTCTGTCCCACCGACGCCGATAGCTCGCTCTTTGTTAAATCCTTGGTCTTCTTTGCGAACGAAGACCCGGTAAGAAGCGAAGAAAACTTCGTCGGCCCATTCCTGCCACATTGCTGACGCAGCGTCATGCAGCGCAGGTTGATAGCGGTCGAAGCTATCCTGATCAGGGCTTTCGAATCGTTTCACCTGAGCATGTGCCAGCAGCACAATTGCCATGCTGCGATGACTGCGAAGATGTTCCAGGGCAATCATCACGCGGTCCCAGTATCGGAGAGCCTGTTTGTATCCGGCTCCATAGCCGATGTCGGCAATTGAATCCTTGCCAGCAGCCTTTGCCACCTCGTGATGAATCAGCGATTCCAGCCAATCCATTGAGTCGATAACGCAGGTGAAAAAATCGTGCTTCTGTGTTCCAAGGAACACCAATGCGTCCATGACTTCTTCAAACGTCGTCAGATGCTGCGTCCGCTGACAGTCGATGTTGTTTAGACCGTCCTCAAGATTCAGGATGCAAGCACCGGGAGCACTTGCCGCCCATGTGCTTTTCCCAATTCCGTGCGTGCCGTACAGCATGCACTTCCGAGGGGCCTTAACCTTGCCGCTGATAATCTTCATCTTTTACCCTTCTTAATCTTCAAACCCGTTTCAAAAATCACCACTCCACACACTGCTTCCATCAACTTTTTCTTCAGGTTGTAGACAGGCGTTTTCATGCCCTTCACGTCTTCAACAACCTCTTTACCGTTCTCGATATAAACGAAGTCCGCGACGTATCGGCAGATCTTTTTACCGTTCACTGTGATCACATAAGGCACCTGCAATCGAAGCTCAGAGATAAGCCCAGCCGCTTGGATAACCTTCAACACGCCATAGCGTGCGGCCTCTGCCATCGAGTCGAATTTAATGCCGTCGACGACGGTCTTTTTTGCTCCGTACTTTGAACGGCGTATCATCGCAATTCCCCAGGCAACGGCTGACCGATTCCAACAGTCGGAACGATCGGCGGACGATCGGGTTTAATCAGCGGCCCTTCGACATCGACAATCCGCTGAATCTCGGCGCGATGAATCATGATCGACTTGTGAGCGTCAAAGCCAATTCGGGCTTTGTCTGCTCTAATCTCAATCACCATGATTTTGATTTTTTGAGGCACTGCACACGCCGGAACAGTGATCTCAATGACTTCGTCAACCTTGCGAGACAGAATCAGCATGCCCATGGGGCACCTCCGTGAGGCATAGAGAAAAAAGAGAGGCCGATCTATCCGTGAGCATTTAACCAGGCTTTCACACCCGGACCTCAAGACCACCGAGCCGTGAGCGAATCGACTCAATCCGCCACCTGAACGGATCGCCCAGAAGCCTCGATGCTTCCTTCGCCTAGACGGTGGAACGGTCTGCTTTAGACCAAAGCAATTTGCTCAGTTGCTGAGTGCCGCACAGCCTGCCGAGCGCAGCCGGGGGTTAACGCAATTTGAAACCTGCGCCCCGGAGAGGTTTGCTCTCAATATGTCGGCGGATACTTCTCACTGACGATCCGCTGCACACGTCTTCGGCCGCGTCGTTCGTCGCGCGTCTCGTGACTGCATAGGATTGCCTCGGCAGCGAACAGGCCAGAGAAGACAACTGCTAGGATTTGGATGAGTTCAACCATTATGTTCGCTCCTTCGCCGTGTAGGTTGTCACCGTCTTACCACTCACATCGCACCGTCGCTCGCCGGCTTCAATCGCCAGCCCATCGCGAACCATCTTGCTGATCCGTTTGCGGTACGTGTCCGCCTCGTGATCAGGGTTCAGCCTCTCGCATTCACTGCCAGCTTCTCGGGCTGTTAGTGGAGACTTTGCTTTTCGCAGGACTGCCAGCATTCGGCCTTCACAGGTGTTGACGTGTGGCTCAGTCTCCGCTGCTGACTTCTGGCTGGTGATTGGGTCGTCGCGGCGGGAGAGTTTTGCGGGGGCGTCGAAGCCGAGGGTTTTTTGGATCATGGGGCGACCTCCTGCTCATAGATTTTCACAGCATCATCAAAACTGTCTGGCGTGCGATACAGATAGGCGTCACCACTGAATCCCATATGGTGCACTAAGCATTCAAATTCCTGCTGACCCTTTATCTCGGCATCTGTCATATGCCGTGGACCACAGGCATCTGAGCAAATAGCCGCCGCCACTTCTGAGCATGCTTTTCGTTCCAAGATTTCAGCGAGCCTTGGATAGCTGCGTTCAAACCATATCACTGTGCACTGGTGAGCTGGCCGGGATGTATGTCTGTCTGAGCCGACCTGAAGCACGTCCAGCAGCTTGCGGTATTCCTCGCAAAACCTTTTATGTGGCTGAGGCTTTCGCTTTACTAACTGCATCGAACGGCGAACGAACTTCTGGCGCTCGCTTTCTCGAATCTCAAGCTTTTCTGAATCAGGTAGATTTTTATAGCTGACTTTCATTGCGCGGCCTTATCTAAGAGTTCTTCACACCGAAGCATCAGTGAAGTCAGTTCCTCTTGGCTCATCTTTTTCAGCGCCGAGTCGATGACAACCAGCTTGTTCTTGGCACTTAAAAGCGACTTAATCGCCTGCCGGTTTTCGGTTGTCGCTTCATCAGTCAGCTCTGCATTCACTTCAGACTCGACCGCAGCAGCCTGCGCCCGTGGTTTAGGTGGATTCTTCGCGGTAATAAATTGAAGAATCGCCTTTCGGCCCTCACTAACTAGCTTTGCCTGATCCTTAGCATTACAGCCTGTTTTCAGTAGACGATCAGCGAGGGATACCGGCACGTCTCCAGATTCGACGGCATTAGTAAGTGCTGCTGATCCATTAACCAAAACATTCTTAGCTCGCTGAAGAGATGCCGTGGAGACATTTAGCAATGCAGCAGCGTCCTGTTGTTTAGATCCATCATTTGATGGATCTAAATCTCTGCCACTTCCAACGTCTCCACGGCTGATAGTCGCCAGTTTTGCCGCAACAATTGCACGCTGTGCCGTCGTTAAGTGCCTGCGGTGAAGATTGTGAGACAGTGCATACTGAACCGGGTCCGTCTCTTCCATCAGTTCCGCGATCTGCGGTTCGATAGAAAGTTCTTCGCACGCTCTGAGCCTGTTGCGTCCGTCAATCAGCAGCCCGCGCCAAACGACAATATCTTCTCGCTGGCCATTCGTCTCGATGTCAGATTTAAGCCGAGCAAACTCGCTCGCTGACATCATCGGGAACAGATCCGCTACCGGATGCTTTTCTAGTTTTGTCATCATTGAACTTCATCCCTTTAATGAGCCTGCCGAGAGTGCTTCCAAAATCATCAACTTCAAACATCACCTTCTGTCCGTCTTTGTGCGTGCAGATCCAGTCTGAGTAGACGGCGAACGCGACAGCGAAGAGTGCGGGTTGATTTGGAGTCATCTTTGCGGCAGCCACAAACGGATGCTCAAGGTTCATGTTGACGGTGTTCGTGCGTTGGTCGTACTTTCCAATTAGGTCGCTGGAAATCTGGCACCAGTCGATTCTGAATCCACGGCGTCGAACCTGATCGCCACCGTCGACGACACTGCCAGGCAGATCAATATGAATCTTGCTGGCCTTTGTTCGCTTAGCATTGCGGCCTGTTGCTTTGACCGACCCGCTAGATTCCCTTGTCGAATTTCTAGCCTCTCGCTTTGCTTCCGCGACAGCGGTATTCATCAGCAGTTCAAGCTCTGTGCGAATCTGATCAGACTGCACATCCATTGCCATCTTGTTTGCTTTAATAAGCATGTGCTTGATGCGGTCATAGATGGCATCTTCGAGCGCATCGCAGTTTTCAGAGATGCTGTCTTTGTTCTTTGTGAACTCCCACCCGTCGCCAAGAACAACCATTCCGCCCATCGCCATACAGCTCATTGACTTAGAGCCAAGACTATTTGCTTCGATAATCCTGTGCCGATAAGCGAAGCAGAACGGGCCTTCCGCCATGCGGCTTTCTGGCTTCAATATTCCAATATTGATCGAAACAGATTTCCCGTTCACTTCAAACGTGTCTTGCACGCTTTCGGAGAACTCAGGAAGAGGAACAGCAGCCAGTGGCTTTGATTTGCCATTTACTATCCGAACAATCTGCAGCCCCTGCACAATTGCCGGAGAAAAGACAAACGAAAGCTTTCGGAAGACGTCTTCGCTGGGAATGTTTCGCCCTGGCCGTAGATGCAATGTGATTAGCGTGCCGGGCTTTTCGTCAGTCTCTACTTGGACTGGGTCCGGTCCTTGCCACTTTCCAGTGAGTGGGCATAACTTGATGTTGTGAATATCAACATCGAGAGTCGTTTTCTGCTTACCGTGAACCGTGCAGATTTCGACGCGGTCGCCGGACGATAACCAAGCGTCCTTCAATCCGACGCCGTACATTCCAAGTCCGCGACCGTTGACCGGGCAGTGACCGCCGAGCCTGACGGATTTCATGACGTCAGCAATGCCGCGACCGTTGTCGCGAATCGTTACGGTCTTTCCCTTAACGCAGATTTCGACTCGATTTCCTTTTGCGTCGAAACTGTTGTCAATCAGTTCGGCAAAAGCCTTCCACCACGGCAGCCCCTGATTCACCATCGAAAGCAGATAGTGCACCTCGGGCGTAAAATCAGCCACGCAAATACCGTTTACGACATCCTTGTCGGATGCGTCCGTTGCGTCACACTCCGCATGAAATCATTCACGCAGATCGGGTGAGGCTCACCCTGAGTGACAGGTCTAACTTAGATATCGCTCGGCACAGTTATCACGCTGTTCCGTTCGATCACCACACTGAGTCTTATCGGCACTCAGTGGCGTCAGTATTTACGATCCTGTAAATTATTGCAAGTCTAGTTACGCGGTTTTTTTCCGAAATTCCGGCAGCGCCCTGATTTTTGCGATGTCATCGCTGGACAGAATCCATGCGTGACCGTGCTTTTTCCCAATGCTTTCATAGGAAATGCACAACTGCCGAACGCGCGCGTCGGTCACTCCAAGAATTTTGGCCGCTTCCTTGGAAGTGAAAGTTTCGTATTGAAGTGTCATGCTCATGCCTTTACTTTACATGATCGTTAATGAGTTGGCAAACAAAAAGTCAAACGGGTGATAATCCAGCAAGCCGGGACCTGTGACCTATGCTTACCGAAACCGTTTGACTTTATTTCCGAGTGACTGGACTTGAACCAGCACGGGTGTAACCCCACATGCTCCTGAAGCATGCGCGTCTGCCAATTTCGCCACACTCGGTTTTACTTACTTTTACCAGTGTTTTACTGTGTTTCGCGCTACTTCCTGAATGGAGGGCGAAGCAGTCCCCTGGGTTAGGAAATCCCCTCTATGGGAATGGAGGGAAACCCCTCAACGACGTGAGCGTTTTGGCCGATACGATAGCCTTCTTAACACCCCGGTGAATGGATTCACCCACCGGAGAATCATCAATGTCGCTCATCGAATATGCCCAAGCCTATTGCACCCGCCGTCGAATCAAACCGGTTCCTGTTTATTCCGCCCAGCGATTCACTGCCGTCGTGGGCGCGATCGAGATTGCACAGGTCACGCAGGAAATGCTGGAGACTTTTGCGAGCCAGGCTGAAGGATCTGCGTCGACGATTAGGGGCACCATCAAAGACGTGCTGACACTGTGCAAAGCGGCTGGAGTGTTGGGCCTGCGTCAATTCGTGCGGAAGCCGCAGCCAGCGCCAAAGCCGACACCAATCGTCTCAATCGAAAAGGCTTGGCAGTTTCTCGCCCCGTGGTCCTGCCAATACATGGTGCTTTCGTATTGGACCGGATTGCGGCTTGATGACGTGTTGGAGATGCAACTAGCGGGCATCGACCTCGACGGGGATGCGATCCGCTGGCAAGCATCAAAGACAGGCAAAAATCATTGCTGGCCGCTCATGTCATGGATGCGGCCGTATCTGACGCCAGTCCGATTGCCCTACGTAAAATCAAACGATCATGCACAGGTGATCGTGAGGGGCGAATTGGAACGGGTGGCCCAGTTGGGGAAGGTCGCACGAATCATGCCGCAACAGTTACGCCAACGCTCAGTGCAGGAATGGACGGCCGCAAACGCAACAGCCGGCGCAATCGTCCACGGTATGGGACTTGGTGTGATGCAACATTATTTGGACCCCTTGGCCGTTCTCCAGGGGGCAGCTCCCCGAGTTCGTCTGCCATCCTGCTTCGGGGCCACTGAATCCGCTTCGACTGAGGAAAGCTTGCTCTGTCATTTCCGCCGCCTGGATCCCGCTGCACAGGGGCTGATTAGCGGCACTGCGGAAAGGCTGGCGGCTGGGTGATTTGACATTCGCCCCGCCTCCGCGCATTCTTGTGGCATAATCGACCCGTTCACAAAACGATTTTGGTGGAACGTGCTGGCGGGGGTGATTGGGTTTTGTTTGTTGTGGGTGGTGGACTTTTTGGTGAGGTGCTGGTGATGGCTGAGCAGCGTAAACAGCGGAAGTGCAAACTGTGCGCAAAGAAGGTTTTGGCCACTCGTCCAGGCACCAGTCATCTGCTGCATTTGTTTCTTAGCGTGATCACCGCTGGAATCTGGATCCCGGTTTGGGTTTTGATCTCCGCGAAGATTGGCGGATGGCGTTGTCCGAACTGCGGAAGCAGGTGCTGAAACGAAGCGACCTCGAACCGATCGGCCCGAGGTCTCCCAGTGCTTCGTTGGTGCGGGGCATGACGCCGCAGCCGTAACTATGCTTTCAGTTGCTAAGCCTTTGCCACGCCAGCCGCTTTGATGTCGAGAGTGATCACCGCGGCAGTCGTCGCAAATCCCAAAAACGTGGCGAAGTCTCCGGTGACTAAGTCAGACTCAAGACACACGCCGCCAGCTGTTGTCGAGGCGTAGTAAGCCGTTCCGACAGTGACCGTGGCTCCGATCGTGATTGGCCCGGAGGTCTGGTAGGTGACGGGCTGCCCGGTTGATGCGGCATTGAGTGCGACTCCAACAACCGCCGCAGATGCGAGAACGTCAGCATCGGCGGGAAATATGGTTATGGCGGATGCGTCGAGGTAGACCGGCTGCCCTTGCGTGATTGCTGCGCCTGCGGTGCCGCTTTTCGTTTTGGATCCGGTGCCAGGGGCTACGCTTGCCGCGGTAATTGTGAGAACTGCCATGTGTTATTCCTTTAGGTTTAGGACCAAACTGGATTTGATTGCCATGCTGCGACATCAGCAGCCTTTGTCTCTACGTACTGCTCTGTGTTCGCGTGCGTGATCATTCTCACCGGCTCATTGGGATTCGTGACGTAACCGACCTGCCATCTGCGTCGCGTGACTTGATGGGATCGCCATCCGTCCTCGTCGAGGTGGTATTGCCTACCGTCGTCCGCGAAAGGATACGGGCCGATCTCTTTCGCTAGTGCGGGTCTGATTGCGAAACATCCGCCAGCAAGATTCATGAATCCGGTTGCATCGCGAAACTGGATGTCGCGAACCTGCCGCACTGGTGAGTTCATTGCGTTTGCCATTAGCGTCCGGCCTTCTTCGGTTCCGCTGTAGTCGACTCCACACGCTCCAAGCTTCGGGATGCGGTCGAAGGCACATGCAACGAAGTGCTGCCAGTTCTCCCCTGGCAGAATGTCGTCGTCGATCGTTACGTAGATGTCATGCTTCGCGGGATTGAGCAGTTCAGCCAGGGCCTTGTTCAGGGCGTGACATTTCGAGGGCGTGCCGTGCAGAATGTGGAACTCTGTGGGATAGGTGAAGGACATTTGAAGTTCGTCAATTGTCGCCTGAGCCACCGCCAGCCGATGTGTTGGGACGACGACAAGAAAACGTGGGCCCGCTGGTGCTGTTGGTGCGTGCCGTTTGTTTTGTTGCAGTACATGACTGAGCAGTGCTGGATTGCGGTGTTCGGTGTAGTTTCCGCTCGCTGTCCCAGAGTCCGCAATTGCTCGCAGGATTGCTCTCAGGTTGATCGGAATCCGCTTTGCATCAATGCCACCTTGCTTGACTCTGCGATACCTCGGAAGTGTTGATGATGCGGCATCACCGTGACGAACCCAGATCCAGCCGACCGCATTAGAAACGACTTTCGTTTGCCATCGTTTGTGGTATCCCCAGTGTTGTTCCTGGTGCGGATCTTTGTCGTGATCTGTGACCAGCGTTACAAACTGAATGCCGGGATGATGCAAGAGGTAGCATGTTTCTCGCCAGAAGACGTATCCGTTCGGCCAGATCAAATTCCACTCGCCTGACTCCGGGGCAGCTTCGCGCGTCCGCTGGCAATACTCTTTGCAGATCACGTCGTCATCGTCCATTCGGCTGACAATCTTCCGCCCCTCTGGAAGCTCCCAGTTTTCGCGGTAGAGTTTCCAGTTCGGTCGGTGAAGCGCTTTCACTTTGCAACCCGTCGATCGAAATGCGTCAAGTCGCTCATTCAAAAACGGATCGTCCGGATTGACCGCAATATTAATCACTGGCTTGACAGTCTGGTATGCCAGTGATGGAATCGCCGTGTGCCGCGAGATCTCTAACCGCCGCTCCGACAATCGCGGATCGGTGTATGCAGACTGAATGATCATGATGTGAGGAATCATTGAACTTGCTTCTCGATGAAGTCGCGGTGTGTTTCCAGAGGACGCCGCTTCACGGTCCTCGGCCCCTTCTTTGTGATCACATACACCGGCTTTGCCGTCTCGTGTTCCGCCTCAACGCTCGAAGGAGTCGGCAGCAGATCCGCGAGGAAGTCGTGAAGACCATCACACCACGCTGATTCAGTGTTGTTGATCACGGTCGTCCTTGCTGTCAGTCGCTGGAATGTCTCTTTGCTGGCTTGATGCTGAAAGCGTGCGAAGAATGGCCGCGTGCGTTGCGGAGTGCCTCGGTACACATTTCCGTACAGCACTTCCCACAACATGGTATGCTCGTGCAGATTGAAATCGTCGAACATGGCCCGCAGCTTGTCTTTCTCCAGCCAGTGCGGAAGATGCGTTGCGTAATCGTGTTGAGTTAATCCGCGAGCCGCCAGAGTCTCCATCGACAGCGTTTTTCGCTTCTGCCAGCTGTTACTAATGTCCGGCCGCCAACGTTCTGCGCGAGGCGTTTTGACGTCCTCCAACGTGAACGGCTTCAAAAAGTAAATGTCGTCCATCATCCACACGCACTCAGGATCAATCTCGGCATGTGTGGCGATAAAAAACACCTTGCCCAGCATGTCCCGAAACGCTCGATTCGGCCTCGTGTGCGGGACTCTTTTTTTGATGATGACGTGCCCGTGATACCAATCCGGTTTGTCACCTATGATTGTGATCTTTGCCTTGCCCTGAAAGAACGTCTCGACTGATCGGATGGACCATCGAAGTTCGTCGCCATTGGCCCCGCCTGCCCAATAGGGCCAAACAAATTGCATCGCCGGAGCATCTGGTGCTCGGTGCTTTGTTTCGCCGCATCCGCCGCATGGTGCCGCCGCTACTGTGATTTCTCCACGCCTGGCTTTTTGAATCAGTAGTTGTTCTGTTTGTGCGAAGAATCCGATCGCTGGTGCCTTCGCATATCGACACGCAGAACAAAACGCAACGTCAACGGTGCCGGATACGATTAAGTCATCGTGGTTGCCGCACTCAAACTGACCACTCTGGGTGGTTGGTATACGGAATTTGCAAGGAGTTATTTCTACCACGGCGACAACGTCCCCGTAGTTGCTCCGATCCCGCGCGCAACTAATATCTGCTGCGTAAGGGTGACGGATGTAAACATACATGGATCATAAGTCTCTTGACCAGATAAATTGGCAGGGGACCCCCAATGGAAAGGGTACGGCGATGAAGGATTAGGAATATTGCCTGCCGTTGATCGTACGACGACTTTGGCGAATGTGGGGGCTGATACTGGATTCCTGTAGATAATTGCGTAATACCGCATACTCGCAGCAGTTTGATAATCGCCGCAGCTAACAGGGCCGGTATATGCGTTATCTCCAGTACAAAACCCACTATTTACATTGGCCTTAGCATTGTTGTATGTCACGTAGACGACCATCCAGTTATTAACTCCTGTGTATAAGCAACTGCAGAACTGAAGTTTGTACGAACCCACGTAGAAAGGAGCCAGGCAAGCGACATTCGCACCTGACCCTAAAGTCCATCGCAAGTAACGTGGCATTGCCGAGCACGGAATATTTGCGATACACGGACTGGTCAAGAGTTCTATCGACTGACTGGAACCAGACGCACTGGGCGTCGATTCACTCGGTGGATCACTCGGTGGATCACTCGGTGGATCGCTCGGTGGATCACTCGTTTCTCCACAATGGCAGCAGCCTAGCAACATTAGACACCCCCAGACGATGCTGAGCCGCCCGGACAATCAGCCGCGTACGGTTGCCATTCGCCGTCGATGTGCTCGATCTTGATGTACGTCCCGGCATCCACTGAAATTTGAGTGAATCGATTCACCACAGTCAGAATCAAACTGCTCAGCGTGAGATCTCCATTTGCTTTGCGACGAAGCACAGCAGCCCTCGCAGTTGAGGGATCTCGCTTTGTGTTGACCGCGGCCACCAAGTCATCTAACAGGACTGCCTGTTTGTTTCCGAAACGACTGGCAGACCGCTCCTGCGCCGACAAATCCATTTCGCTGGACGTGCGGCCCATGCTGCGGACGGCAACGATTGTCTGCCTGATTTGGCCGTCGTATTCCGGGCCGATCATTCCGCCGCTCATGTTATGGCCCCGCCCATGCAAAGACGCCAGGGAGATAGGTAAAGTCGCCTTCCTGATATTTGT